GGTGGTGAATATGATGAGCCACCACTGCCTGATGTGCCACCAGAGGATGATGTGCCATTCTAACAACTGAGGGGGGATGAGCAATGAGGATTGTATGGTTTTTGATTGGGGTACTGGTTGGCATATTGATTGGCATCTGGAGTGTGAGTGGGGCCATTGCTGCAGAGTTTGGACTTGCCCTGCAGGAGGATGTCCAGATCTTTGAGCTGCAGCCAGGAGAGTGTGCTGTTTCAATCATGGACAAAACCAAGGTGACACTTGCAACAGACAAGACCAGGGCCACCATTGAAATTGGCATCCATGATCATGAGAGGAATCCAGTGGAGGGTGCCAGGATATATGTGGAATGGAGCACCAGGGGTGGGAAAATGAATTATTGCACCACCAATGAAAACGGCAAATGCACCCTGGGCAACACCTCCCCAGGTGGCAGGAACTGGAAACCATTGTGGATCAAGATCAGGAAAGTGGAGCATCCTGAAATGACATACAGGGAGAATGAAAAATCAACAGCAGTCTGGTTGATCTGCCCAGCAGACCTGGACTGTGACTGAGGGGGAGAATGATGGAGATCCAAGACAAGAGGCAGAAAAGATGGGAGTCCCAGACATTCATGGCAATGCTTGCAACATTCCTGCAGCAGAGGAGGTGGGCCAGCAAAGGATTGAGGAGCATGCCCAACATGAGATTTGCAGGACTGCCTCTCAAATTCAAGGACCCTGAAACCAGGAGTGATGAGGTCAAGGCCAGCAAGAGGGCCAAACGGCAGGCCAGGAGGAGACTCATCAACAGGAGGGGTTGGGCATGAGGCCCACCTGTGGGGTTGCAGCCAGGGCACCATTTGGAGTCAGCAGGAAAGATCCAATTGGCAACTCATGCAACTTTTGCACTGAATCATCTCATGAGGTGTGGGTGTTTGAGATAACATCTGGAGGGGTGCAGATCAGGATCTGCCTGCCATGTTTCCAACAGATGGAGAAAGAGATCAAAGCATTGACCAGGGGAGGTTGACAGAATGCAATGCAACATGAATGACACATGCACATGGAAAGAGATGGATGAGTTTGACAGCAGAGCCTTTGACACAGGATGTGGTCATGCCTTTGAATTGAATGATGGCACCCCATCCAGCAATGAGATGCAGTTTTGTTGTTATTGTGGCAAGAGGATTGAGGTGGAGTGGTTCATTGATGTTGAATTGAAATCAGTTGATCCACCTGGATGTGGTTGCACTGGATGCCTGACAGGAGAAAGCAAGCCAATCAATGAATGCACAAGGGATGAGATTGAATTCATGCTGGCAGGCAACCTGGTCAACAATAGTGGATCAGAGATCCAGGTCAGATACTACCTGGACATTGATGGTGAAATAACAATCTGGTGATGAATCTGAAAGAGGAGAAAAGGCATGAGTCTGAAAATTTATGATCTGGATATGTTTGAGTCAGAGTGGATTGGTGTTGCCCAGATGGATGTGGTGAGGGTGCCTGGTGGGTGGATTTTTCGGGCATGGGACAACAACAAAGATGTGCCAAGGCAGTCAGTGTTTGTGCCATACCATGAACCAGGAGAGCTGACTGCAGTTTTTTCCAGAATAAAGGGCAAACTGCATCAAGCTCTTGAGGTGTTTTCTGCAGCCCATGATGAGGACAATGACCAGGAGGCCATCAGGATGACCATGGATGAGGCCAGGGCAATTGTCATCAATGAGGTTTTCCCTCTCCTGGGGGGTGCTGAATGAAAAACACAAAAATTGAGTGGGCCCACCACACCTGGAATCCATGGCAGGGTTGCCGTAGAGTCTCACCAGGCTGTCTCAATTGCTATATGTTCAGAGACAAGAAAAGATTTGGCCAGGACCCCAGCACTGTGATCAGGTCCAGTGAAAGGACATTCAACACTCCAAGGCATTGGCATGGTGGAGGCAGGTGCTTTGTCTGCTCCTGGTCTGATTTTTTTATTGAGGAGGCTGACAAGTGGAGAGATGAGGCCTGGGATGTCATGGCTGAAAACAAGGACCTCACTTTCATGATCCTCACCAAGAGGCCTGAGAGAATCAACAGGGACACACTGCCAAAGGACTGGGGCAATGGATATGAAAATGTCTGGATGGGTGTCACTGCAGAGAACCAGGAGATGTTTGACAAGAGGGTGCCAATCTTGGCTGAGGTCCCTGCCATTTGCAGGTTTGTCTCAGTTGAGCCAATGCTGGGGCCAATTAAGATGGGCAAGAGAAACAGACATCTGCTTGACTGGGTGATCTGTGGGTGTGAGTCTGGGCCTGAGGCCAGGGTGACAGACACAGTGTGGGTCCAGGATTTATTGACCCAGTGCAGGGATGCCAACATCCCTTTTTTCCTCAAACAGATGAGAAATATTTTTCAAGGCAGGATGGGTGGGCCATTAATAGCAGGAACAGAATTGATCAAGATGCCAGAGTTTATGGGCAGAGTATGGGACCAGGTGCCAACAGAATGCCAGCACCATGAGAGTGGTTGTCAAATATGAAATTGAGAGTGAGTGATATGGGCACGAATGGGAACCAAGCAAGATCCAGAAGGGCTGAGGAGAGATATTTCAAAGCACTGGCACTCAAGCAGACTGGGATGACCCACAAAGAGGTGGGGGAAATTCTTGGAGTCTCAAAGGACAGAGCCAGACAGTTGTGCATTGCAGCCAAGGATAGATTTGTGACCAGGTACACCAGGCACATCATGGACAACCTGCACCTGGATTTTGACATGGCCAGGGATTGTGCCCAGGCTGCATTTGAAATGTGGGACTGTATTGACTCACCAGAGGACCTGGCTGATGAGGAGATCTCTGAATGGGCAAGAGGATGAGCCCCTTTTTCCTGTTGACAGACAAGTCACCTTGCACCATATATAGTGGTGATGGACCGCACCTCACACAAGGGGAGGAATTTCTGGACATGAACTGAAAGCACATTCTGAAAAATAGTGGCCACAAAAAGACCCAAAAAACCAACCAAGAAAAAGACCCCTGCTGCATCTGCCAGTCCAGGGGTTTCTCCTATTCCACCAAGTGATTCAGCACTAAAGACCACCAACCCAGTTGGCAGGCCAACCCTGTATGATCCAAACAAACACCCAGCCCAGGTATTTGCCCTCACTGGCAAACTTGGAGCTGATGTCAGCCAGGTGGCTGAGATCCTGAATGTGGCCCCCAGCACCATATACCTGTGGATGAATGAGCACCCAGAATTTATGGAGGCCATAAACAGGGGCAGGGAACTGTATGACAACATAAATGTGGAGGGCACCCTGCTCAAGAGGGCCCTGGGGTACACAGCAGAGGAGCAGACATTTGAGCACCAGGAGGTCATTGGGGAGGATGGAAAGCCCACCAATGAGACCAGGAGGGTGCTGGTCAGGACAGTCACAAAGCACATTGTCCCAGACACAAAAGCAATCACCACCTGGCTGGGCAACAGAATGCCTGAGAGGTGGAGGATCAACAAATTTGAGGGAGAGCTTGATCTGACCCTCAGTGGACTGATGGGAAAACAGGAGGGGTTGGTGGTTGACCTCTCACAACTAAGCAGGGATGATGCTGAGTCATTACGGACAATCATTGAGGCAGCAACTGTGGGATCAAGAGAGCTTTCATCAGGATCAGGCAAAAAGGCCTGACAGACTCCCCACACTTGAGGAGATGGACACCCACCTGGCTGGGTCATATCTCATTCACTTCACCAGGCAGGCATGGCCTATCCTGGAGCCCACCACTCCACTCATTGAGGGTTGGCACCTGGATGCCATCACTGATCACCTGATGGCAGTGCTCATGGGCCAGATCACCAGGCTGATCATCAACATCCCCCCCAGGTTCACAAAGTCACTGATCTCATCTGTGATGTTCAATGCCTTTGCCTGGATTGACAGGCCCAGCCTGAGGTTTCTCAATGTGTCATATGCAGAGAGCCTTTCCATCAGGGACTCCCTCAAGACCAGGACCCTGATCCAGTCACCCTGGTATCAGTCCAGGTGGGGGAATAGGTATCAACTGTCAGATGACCAGAACCAGAAAACAAGATTTGAGAATGACAGGACTGGCCACAGGATTGCCACATCAATCCATGGGACTGGCACTGGTGAGGGTGGAGACATCATCACAGTGGATGATCCTCACAACATCAAAGATGGAGAGTCTGATGCCAAGAGGGAGAGTGTCATCCAGTTTGCAGATGAGGTCATGCCATCCAGGTTGAACAATCCAAAGACTGGGGCCATTGTGATCATCATGCAGAGGTCTCATTCAAAAGATATGTCAGGGCACCTGCTGGCCAAGAATGCGGGATATGAACACCTGTGCCTCTCCATGGAATATGAGGAGAACAGATGCAAGACATCACTTGGATTCACAGACCCCAGGACAACCAAGAATGAACTGCTCTGCCCAGAGAGATATGATGAGAAAGAGGTGGCCAGGCTCAAAGTTGACCTGGGCTCTTATGCATACAATGGACAATACCAGCAAAGGCCAGCACCAAGAGAGGGGGGCATCATTCAGCTCAAGTGGTTCAGGAGATACACCACACCACCACCACTGGAGATCCCTGCAACTGATGCCAATGGAGATCCAGTTGTCAAGGATGACCAGGTTGTCATGAATCCCACAGGGCACCTGACCCTGAGCCTTGACACTGCATACAAGCCAAAGCAATTGAATGATCCATCTGTTGTGGGTGTCTGGTTTGAGTTCAAGTCTCAGCACTATCTCCTGGAGGTCTGGAAAGAAAGGGTGGGCTATCCAGAATTGAAAAGGACAGTCAAGCTCATTGCAGAGAAATGGGCCAGGTTCATCAATGAGGTCCTGATTGAGGACAAAGCATCAGGCCAGAGTCTGATTCAAGACCTGAATGAGGATGAGAACTGGAAACATCCAATCATCCCAATGGAGCCAGGGGGACTGGACAAAGTTGTGAGAATGGAAAATGAATCAGCCCAGATTGAGGCTGGAAATATATGGATACCAGAAAAGGCACCATGGTTGTTTGACTTTGAGACAGAGGTTGGGCTCTTTCCAAAGGCAGGGCATGATGACCAGGTGGACATGATGAGTCAATACCTGAAAAGACAAAGGGATGGCAGAGGACCAGCCCTGGTCAGATGGGGATGAGAGGGACACAATGAACAGTGATGATGTGGTGTTGTATGACCAGCATGGCAGAGTGATGTCAGCAGAACAGAGAAACCTGGCTTTCTCCTCAATGCTGATGCCAGGGATGCCAAAGGCCCAGTGGACCAAGTGGTCTGTGGCCAGGGCAGTCAAGGATGGGCTCAAGAGTTCTGTGTGGATTTATAGGTCATTTGGATTGATCTCTGGATCTGCAGCAGGAGTCCAGCTCAGGGTGGTTGATGCAGTTGATGGAGAACCAATTGACCACCACCCACTCACAGCAGTGCTGCAGAGGCCCAACAATCAGATCAGCAGGAATGACTGTTTTTCTTTGCTCTACAACTGGTTGCTCCTGACAGGTCTGGCATATATGCTCCTGGGAGACAAGTCAGCATCAGGCAAGGGCACATTCCCTCTCTGGCCTGTGAGCCCTGACAGAATATACCCAATCAGAAACAAAGACATTGACCTGATGATTGATGGATATTGTCTGGACAAAAACAAGAACCAGGGCAACCCTCCCATTGCATATATGCCAGAACAGATCATCCCATTCAGGATCATGGACCCAGCCAATCCTCTCCTGGGTATGTCTCCACTCTTTGCTGCAGCCAGGGTGATTGACACTGACTCTGAGATGCAGTCATTCAATAAGTCAGCAATGCAGAACAGGGGTGTGGTTGATGGCCTCATCACATTTGATGTCCCTTTGCAGCAGACCCAGCTTGATGCTCAGGCAGAGGCCTGGGCAGAGAGGACCAGGGGCTCAAGCAATGCCAGGAAAACTGCATTTCTGGGCAACAAAGCATCATACAAAAGGATGAGCCTGACACCAGAGGAGGCTGATTTCTCAGGGTCCAGGAAAAGCAACAGGGATGAGATCCTGTCTGCAGTTGGCACACCTCCCCAGTTGGTTGGTGCACAAGAGGCAAGCACCATGGACAATTTCAGGACCTCTGAAACTATCCACTGGAGGAACACCATTGTGCCCCTGATTGGTGTGGTGGTGAACCAGTTCAATTTCTTTTTCCAGGTCAATGGCCTGCTCAAAGAGGGGCAGGTGGTTGCTCCTGATTTCAGTGATGTCCAGGCACTGCAGCAGAACTTTAAAGACAAGACCATGGCTGCAGAAAAGCTGTTCAAGATTGGTGTGCCAGTCATGACAATCAGCAGCATGCTCAAGTTGGGCATCTCTGAATATGATGGATGGGATTTGCCATACAATGGCAGGGATGTAAAAATCAATCCAGGCAGTGGCCAGACCACCATGTCTGGAGAGGCCACAAAGGGAGATGTGGATGAGGATGATGCCAAGGTTGAAAGGGCCACCATCAAGTCCTGGTATGAGAGGCAGCAAGCAGGACCAACTGAGGCCAGGAACAGAGACAAGTTGGCCCAGGAGAGATCCAAGGCCCTGGTCAAGATCCTGAAAAGAGAGCAGGCCCTGGTTGAGGATGTGCTGAAAGAGAGCCCCAATCCTGTGGCCACCCTGGAGATGATGTTTGATGAGGATGATCCATTTGAGACAAATGCAGACTGGGAGAAAGAGCTGACCAAGACAGCCAGGCAGAGTGCCATCCAGGAGGGCAAGAGCATCATCATTGAGCAGAGAGCCTTTGATGATGAGCTGGCATCTGCAGTGGATGATGCCCTGGCCAATGAGGGTGTGATCCTGCAGGAGAGATCCCTGATCCACAAGACAACTGCCAACCTGACCATCACAGTTGTGGCTGATGGGATTGATGCAGGTGCCACCATTGGAGAGATCAGCAATGCCCTGGGAGATGTTGGAGCATTCAGTCCTGAAAGGGCCCTGAGGATTTCCAGGACAATCACAGGCACTGGGTCCAGTGTGGGGCAACTGGTTGCAGGCACACTCAGTGGTGCCACCCACAAGGTCTGGAGGACTGCAGGGTTTGAGGTGAGAGAGCTGCACCAGCAGAGAGATGGTGAGACAGTCAAGATTGATGAGAGATTCACAGGGGTGGCCAGTGAGAATGGTGCCTTTCCCAGGTATCCCCTGGACCCTGACATTGCACCTGGTGACAGAATCAACTGCAGGTGCTCAATGACATTCCAAAACTAAAACAGGAGGAGAGAGATGGATTTTCTGGCAGGATATAAAGGAAAGATAGGAGGCATTGGTTTGATGCTGACTGGGCTGGGCCTTGGTATCAAGTGCTTTGTGGAAAATGACTATTCACAATTGCCTGAGGCCCTTGAAGTCTTTGCCCTGGGTCTGGCAGCATTTGGGATCAGGATGGCCATTGGCAGGCAAGAGTCCAAGTGATGGGAATCCTGATCT